ATCGAATTCTTTCATTATCATAAATTGTAGGTCTTTCAGAAGAAAATATTAAAGTTAATTCTTTATTATTTACTTTTCTTAATAATTGTCTAAATCCATTATTATCGGGGAAAGAAATACTAATTTCATTTTCTGTGCCTGCTAATCTATCTTTTTCGCTTAATAACTGGCTATAAATTGTATTTAATTTATTAGCTGGTTCACCAACATATTTTTGAATTAATTCAAACACATCGTTAAGTTCTTGTTGTGACATTTTACCTAAACTTCTATAGGCTTTTAAATAATTAATTAATTCATTCCAGTGGACAATAGCTTTACCAACACTTGTACTAAATTTCTTTTTCCCCTGTTCAACTTGTAAACTTAATTCTTCAACAGAAGCTTGAAGTTCATTAGATATCAAATTTAAATATCTTTCAATATTAAAAAGAACACTTTTATCTTCAAATTTAGAAGGTTGAGTTTCCTTATTTAATCTAGAAACAAAAGAAAATTCATTATCTAATACTCTTCTAGCAATTTTTTTATCTTCATTAATAACTTCATTTTCTTGTCTTCTCCTAATGTCTCTTAAATTATAACTATTGTAGAAATTCATATATATATTATAATTTAGATTTTAATTTTAAATAATTAAAATTAAAATACAAATTAATAAATTATTTTTTATATAGGTTATTCTTTTTGATATAATCAGCTACTGCTTTAACTCCTTTTAATTCAGGATGTTCTTTTCTTACTTTAGCCATCAATTCCATCCAAGGATTCGCTTTTTTGCCTCCAGCTTTAGGACTTGCTTTTTTAGAAGCTTTTTTCTTTCCCATACCTGACATATTTGAACCTCTTAATACATTTTTATCCATCATAGGTACAACATCAGCAGGAACAGATTTATCAGCACTAACAGCAGATTTGCCCAAATGTTTAGGATAAAATGTTTCTGGTTTAATAGGGTTTTCACCTCCTCTAGCACCACCAGATTTACCTAAACCAAACATACCAGCTAAATTAGAAACAATTGGAATGCCTAAATCAGAAATTATACCAGCACCTTCCATTTTCTTTTTTCTTCCACCTCTATAACCCGCAAATCTTCTTAAATACATACCAAGTGCTTTTTTACTTTCTTCTAATGAAAATTCACCGCTTTCAAGTCTTTCTTTCATTTTATGGACTATACCAGATTTATCTAATAATTGTAATTCATCTAAAATTTTAACTACAGCATCTTTATCTGCATCTTTTGTTAATCTAGCTAAAAATCCTAATGCTTGGTCTTTATTGGGAGCACCACCACTTAAACCAGAACCCATTTTAGATTTGCGTCCTCTTTTTTTAGCACTTCCCATAATATTTTTAGGAACTACAACACCTTCACCAGTATCTCTTACAGAACCTTGTTGAGCACCAAAAGCAGAACCGCCAGACATACCTAAACCACACATATATTTTTCTTCAGATTGTTTTTTATAGTCTTTAGAAGCTTTACCCATTCCTTCCATTTTATCTCTCATATGGTTATACATTGCACCTCCGGACATTCCTTTTCCTTCTTTTTCAGAGTCTTCATTTTCAGAATCAGATTGTAAGGATTCAACTGATTCACATTCACAATTGGCACCACCACTGTAACCTTTACCCATTAAAGAATTAAGGACCATTGGTAATACAGCACCAGCCAAGGCACCTAAGAAGCCACCTTCTAATTTTCCAGAACCGGAAAATTTAGCCATAGCAGGATGACTTAAAGTAATATCTTGATTCAATACATATTTTCTGTTCATTGAATCTATTTCATTAGCTACTCTTTGGTTATAATCATTATCGTAAGGCATTACTATATATATTATAATTTAGATTTTATTTTTTCTATATTTTAAATCTAAACTTTAAAAGGCTTTGGGATTTTACTTTCTGTTTTAACATCTATAATATTAATTTTCTCAATAGGCTTAATTTCTGGAACTATTTCTAATTTTGGTAATTCTATAACTTTTTTATTTATCTTAACATTTGTTAATCCATTACAAATAGGTGGCTTTGCTGTTGTTTCTTCTTTGTATTGATTATTATAATTCTTAATAATATCTTTTGTTATAACTGGTTCACTTTCTCTAATTGCTTGTAAATCATTAGTAATTGTATCATACAAATCTTTAGGACTTACCCTACAATTTCTTTCTAAAGATAATTGTAATTGAATCCACTTAGAAATCCGTATATAATTTAAACTAGTCATACGATGACATTCTGATTTTTTAGTATAATCAAAATAACTGTCAAATGTTTTTAATATACCTACAAAAATAGATAAAGCACCTAAAAATATTTCTTGTTTAGTAAATAAAGAAAGAGGAGCTAAAAATCCTATAAAAGCCGATAAAATAATAACGGGAACATTAATAAGAATAGAATATCTATTATATTTCTGATACGACTTACTATGTAATATTGACATAGACTCACTTTTTTCCGCTTCTTCTTTAAGAAGAGTTTCAAATTCATCCGAATATACGATATTACTCATTTATATAATTTAGATAATTATATAAATAATTAATTAATTAATTTAGTACTTAAGAATGCAGTATTTATAGAATGAAGTATCGGCAGCCCCCGATGCAATACTGAAGCCAGTGCCCGGAGTTTTAGAAACTACATTAGCTTGACCAGCTTGTGCACCAGTGGCTGTTCTAACAGTTAATACAATAATAGAATCAGCAGTAATAGCAGTATTGGCAACAGGAACAAGACCGGCATTGTTTGCTTGTACTTCACCGTATTGAGGGGCTTGAAAAGGATTTGAAGAACCAAATGCTTGAGATAAAGACATTATATATATATACAGTAGAAAATATTTTTATAATTATATTTTTTTATATATTTTAAAAAATATAATTTATAACTAAAATTTAAATATTTAAGCTAAGCGTTTTCTTAAAGCACCACCAGAGCGTCCACCACCTGATTGACCACCACCAGAAGAGCCATAGCCAAGAGCACCAATTACATCAGCGCCCATCTTAGCATATTTATTGTCAACATTACCTAATAAAGCCTTTGCAACTGGTAAAGCTTTAGGTAAAACTGCACCAGCTACAGATTTGAGGGTATCTAAGAAACCACCCCCTACCATTCTCTTGACATCACTGGAATGGTATGCATCTTTAGCAGATGCATCCAATACAGTTTGTTTATCGAGAACAGCTGTGAAGATAGAAGTAGAACCGCGTTCAGTAACCATTATACCTGAGTTGATAGTTACAGTTACTAATTCAAAATCAGTTAATGCAGAAGTGTTGTTAACGGTTAAATCATATTGTAAGTTAAAGTTCTGTTTATACCGTCTCTTTCGAGATACTTTAACACCTATTTAAAGGTCGGCATAGACTATATCTTCTGGAATCATCTGAGATTGCTAGTCTCATCATCCACACACCCGTATAGTCGTTGAGGGTTCTCCATATTCTTGCATAGCGAACTTAGGAGCATTCCCTGCGGATTATCCAATTCTTTACATTATTACCATTGGATTCGGTTATTACCCGAGTTCTCCTTTAAATTTTCATAAAAAGGATGGTAGTAAAGACTCTAAGGAACTTCCCGCAATAGAGTGTTGAGCCTGTGCTTTTAACAACAGACAACGGCAGTACATTGAATATTTTTCAACGATTTACCGATAGAACCAGGGGCATACCAATCTTCAGTTAATTGAAGATCAGAAGCAAAATCAATCATTAACAAGGCACCTGAAGTGTTAACATCAGTGGCATTACCTCCAGCAGGAGCCATTTTCTTAGCAGAACCATAGAATTCCGCCCAGTTTTGGTTAGAGCCAGCTTTACGAGAGTATTGGTATAAGTTAAATGCTGATGCAGAAGCAAGTAAACCAGATTGGTTATTCCAGTTGATTGATATTTTGGTGATAGGTAAGAAAAAGTCAGCTGTTAAGTTAGTTTGAGAAGATAATTTAGGTCTTACCCAGATGCAGAGCTTATCAGGAACTTGGTTTAATTGTAAGTTATTTGAGGCAATTACTTGACCAGCAGTAGAGGCTGTAAGAGCAACACCTTGTAAATATCTGGGAACTTCGTAATACTTTACGACCATATATTTCTATATGGAATAGACTATATCTCAAGCAGTTAATAAATTAACTACCGATTGCCGTTTACTTTAACAATATATAAATATTGAAAGTCTCAGTCGTTGAGGGAGTAACCACCTATAAAAAGTTAGGATACTTTACCCGCGGATTGTCCAATTCTCTAAATTATTACCATACACAGGGCTATTAACCCGTCCATTATTATATTACTATAATAACTTGGTATTAGAGACTCTAAGGAGATTCCCGCTAATAAGCAATCTTGCCATATAATTAAATTATATGACTAGCGTTATATTTCTATACGCTTTTATGCCCCATTAAAAAAAAGGCACACAATTTCTTGCACTCATAAGGTCTGAGGGATGGGGGGTGATGAAATGGAACCAAAGTTCTGATTCAACAACATCAATAAGTTGGGAAGTTGCAAAGTTTGCACTTCTGGCAGATCTAAATAATCTTTTACCAGTTGAGTCAACGTTAAATACAAAGTTTAAGTTAGTTACACCATATATACCTTGTGCGTTGGATTTAGGATCAGCCCAAATCCAAGGTGAAACCATAACTGGTTCAATTGTAGTAAATTCGATGACAACAGTTTTTGTGGCTGCCCCGTCACCTACAGAGTTACCAGTAATAGTTACATCACCAAAAGCACCGCGGGGTTGGAGGTCATTATCAGCAGTTTGTGCATAGTCACCATTAGGGTTGTTGTTAGTTTGGAGAGCATCAGAATACTTTTGGTAAGTATCAAAAGCATTAGGAGCCATACCATTGAAAGCTTGTAATTCTCTTATATCATTGGAGCGTAAAAGTAAATTGATTACATCTTGAACGTTGCAGTTGACTGTGTTGTTGTTAATAGTTGATTGAACAGTTGTGAAACATTGGTTGCAGGGGAAAGGTCCAAGAGCATCAGCTGATGCAAAGTTTACTAAATATTGACCTACAGCTGGAACACCAGTTACTTGGTATCTCCATTTATTTCTCATCAATAGGCGTCTATCTATAATAGTTTGTTCAGAAGGAACTTGGATGTTGAAGGTGATTTGTGAAGTGGATCTACCGATTGCGGGATATTTAGCAGAAGTTACATTTTGTCCACCTTTAAGAACAGCGTACTTGAGTTCAGGAGTTACATCTAAGCGACTATCTAGAACTTTAACAGTTTTAAGGTCGTTACTCATTATATATTTATATCTTAGAAAATATTTTTTATATAATTTTATTAAATAATTTTATATTGAATTATTTAATAATATTTTTTATAACTATAGTTAAATTTTTTAAATAAATTTATCTTCCTAAAAATGCCATATCAGTCATATTGAAGTCCTTGCGTCTGAATAGACATTTAATATTTGCATTACAACCTGAATTTAAATAAAATGGATGAAGGTTACCAAAAGCATCTTTCCAGAATACACTTATTTGAATATTATTTAATGGTGTATTTCCTAATAAATCTATAAATCTATATTCGGCTGTTGGAGTATAGAAGACATTAGGCTTATATTCCCAACCTTCAGTTACTGGAACT